AAAGACTTTAATGTATGGATTTCTGACCATAGCAAAAATGATGATGTTCTAGAAGCTTGTCAAGAATATGCAGATCTTTTTGAGATTAATTATATTAAAAATGAAAACGATCTAGGTTCTATTTCTGTCAATACAAACTGTGCTCTTGAACATGCTGATGGAGAAATACTCAAAGTCATGTTTCAGGATGATTTTATTTTAACCAAAACTTTAATAGAAGAACTTGACAAAGCATTTCAAAATGATATATTATGGGCAGTAACTGGGTTTGCACATACTATTGATAATGGGCAAACACATTATAATCCAAAACTACCACAATATAATGATCGTCTTTTGGAAGGAGTAAACACTTTAAGTTCTCCTTCTATTCTTGCTATGAGAAATGGTCTTAATGAGTTTTTCGATGAGAAACTGACCATGCTTATGGATTGTGATATGTATTATCGTCTCTATAAATATCACGGTGAACCTGCAGTTTTAACTGATTATCACATCTCTAATCGAGAGCACAAAAACCAAACCCAAAGATTGCAAGAGCATCTTTTACCATCTGAAATTGAGTATTTGAAGGAAAAGTATAAATGATTGGATTTAATCATCTAGGTCGTCATGGTCGTCTGGGAAACCAGATGTTTCAGTATGCAGGACTTCGTGGAATTGCTGCCCATCGAGGGTATGATTTTGCAATTCCTCCAAGCGATTTTAAAGATCCCTGGACGGATCATCAATTGTTTGAAGCATTCAAACTAACAGGTCTTACAAATATCGCAGTTGTTCCTGGACCTTATGTTCAGGAAACATCATTTAAATTTGATGAGAACCTATTTAACAACATGCCTGATGGGCATAATGTATACGGATATCTTCAAACTACAAAATATTTTTCTCATATTGAAAAAGAAGTACGTGAAGATTTTCAATTTAAGAACGATATTTACGGTCCTTGTAAAGAACTTATTGATAGCGTAGAAGCACCTATTGCTTTGCATGTTCGTCGTGGAGATTATCTTGTAAACTCTGATAATCATCCACCTTGTCCTAAGGAATATTACGATGAAGCACTATCGAGATTTGATCCTTCTCGTAACGTTATTGTTTTTTCTGATGATCCTCAATGGTGTGGGACTGTATTTACTGATGACAGGTTCCTCATCTCTGAGGGCGGCGATAACTTAGCCGATCTCTGCATGATGACACTATGCACAGATTTTATTATTGCTAATTCATCATTCTCTTGGTGGGGATCTTGGTTATGTGAAAATAAAGATAAGCGTATTATCGCTCCTAACAAATGGTTTGGTACTGGTTATACTGCAGCACACGATACATCTGACTTATATTGTTCAAATTGGGAGGTAATCTAATGGAAGAATTGGAGTTTGTAGAACAAGAATATATCCCATTAAGGGAAGCAACATTTATCATCCCACTTCGTATTGAAACGGATGATAGAATGCGTAATATTATCACCACTTTGATTTTTCTTCTTCGTGGATTTGATACAACTGTAATTGTTAAAGAGTTTGATAGTGTATCAACATTTGAGCAGTCTGTATTACCTCAGTTAAAAGAAGCTTTAACTGAAGATCAGTTGAAAAATCTTATCCATGTGTTTGAACAGACTGATGAATATATTTTCCATCGAACAAGATTAATTAATGATATGGTGTTGATGGCTAAAACACCAGTGGTTGTTAACTATGATAGTGACATCCTGTTACCAAAAACTACATATGTTCAAGCAGTAGATTTAATTTTGAATGGATTTGTAAATCCAAATTTTCCTAATGCAAAACCAGAACCAATTAAAGTTGTTTATCCTTATGGGTATGGAGATTATCAACGTCAAGTTTTCTATGATGATGAGCAGGCAAGTAATTTCATCAATTCTAACTTTAACTTTTTAGTATTTACTAATACTAGACCTTGGGATGCTAAGTTTGGGTTCTGTCAATTCTTTGATAGAGAAGAATATATTCGCCTAGGCATGGAGAATGAAAACTTTGTATCTTATGGATACGAAGACGATGAACGATATAATCGCTTCAATCAATTATCCCATGTGGCAAGAATTGATGAAACCGTTTATCATTTGGAACATAAAAGAACTTCTAATTCTTGGTTTAATAATCCTCATATTGAAGAGAACAGAAAACTTTTTGAATATTTGTCAAGGATGTCCCCAGATAAAATCCTAGAGTATTATACTAATCAATCTTATATGGCAAATCGAGGTGTTATTCACGGGAAGAAGATTGGTGGATAAAAATAAATCATCTTACAAGTTAAAAGATTTTCCTAAGTGTTTGTGGATTAATCTTGATAGATATCCAGAAAGAAGAAAGTACATGGAGGATCAGTTTTCTTATTGGGAAATAGAAGATCATCATCGTATATCTGGAATTGATGGTAAAGAAGATGATCCAACTTCATATTTGAAGGGGACTATTCCACACAATATGAACCAAGGGGAGATTGCTTGTGTTCTTTCTCATCTTAATGCAATTAAATATTTTTTGTATGAAACAGATCTTCCTGAAATTATGATTATGGAAGATGATGTTGATCTTTCTACTGCTAAGTATTGGAACTTTACTTGGAAAGAAGTTCGTAAAAGACTTCCCATCAATTTTGATACCTGTCAGTTCACAATCATCAATCCAAATGGTATTACGCTGAAATTACACCATCGATTTATTAATGATTTTTCTGCTGCATGTTATTTAATTACTAGACATCACGCAGAAAAAATTTTTAAACTTCATAATAGAGGATCTTGTTGGAAAATCGATCAGAATATTAAACCAAGAGCTGTATCTGAAGATCTAATTCTTGATAGTGGAAAGGGATATTCAACGCCATTATTCAACTATAGATTAGATTTGGGTTCAGCAATTCATGAAGAACACATTGATATTTTTCATAAGGATAGCAGAAATGCTCTTGTAGAATTTTGGCAACATCAAGGTCCAGATCAAAGCGTAGATCAAATTATGGAACTTGATGAATATTGTGGTAGAATACCACCACAAGTATATCTAAATCAGCAACAATGAACCTTATAGATCACATTGGTATTTTTGAAAATGCTGTTCCTGATGATATGTGTGACAGCATTATTCTTGCATTTGATAATTGGACGGATAAAAAATTTACTCCTGAAGTTAAAGAGTGGATTTCTTCTGGACAAGAGCAATTTCAAGATAGAATTTTAAGTAGAAGTGATCAACAACTTTATCTTGAGTATGTTGATCTAAGAATGGCTATGCAGCTCAATACATTTATTGGACAATGTTTTGAGCAATATGCAAAGCATTATCAGGGGATTGTTCAAGATAATGATCCTGTATCTTCATGGACAACTAAAGTTCAAAAGACTGTATCTGGAGGTGGATATCATAAATGGCATTGCGAGAATGGTGTGTTTATGTATCGAGATCGTGTTTTAACTTGGATGGTTTATTTAAATGATATTCCACCTGAGAATGGCGGGGCTACAGAATTTTTATATCAAAAATTAGCATTACATCCTAAGAAAGGCACAGTAGTTCTTTGGCCAGCTGCATATACTCACATGCATAGGGGTGGATTTTTGACAGGACCTATCGATAAATACATTGCAACGGGATGGTTCCTTAGAGAACCTGGAAATATTAGTAGTAAAGTGCTTTCTGAACTGTGATCATATACACATGCATTACTAATGGATACGATAGAATATCTGAAGAAAACTATTATGATCCAGATATTAGATATGTGTGTTTTTATGATGGTGAATTAGAAAAAATAGGACCCTGGGAATTTGTCAAACTTAATTTAGACATTGAGTGTTCTGTAAGAAGATCCTATCATCCAAAACATCTCCCACATCATTATTTTGATGAGGGAGAAATTACTTTATGGATAGATGGATCATATACTATCACTAAAGAAATCGTTGAAAAGTATAAAACAGAATTTATTGAGCACGATTTAATTTTACAAAAGCATCCCGCAGAAAGAAATATATTAGAAGAGATATCAAAATTATATTACCATGGATTTTCTTCTGAACAGGAATGTTTAGATATGGCTCAGAAGATAAAAGAATGTGGATATATGATTAGAGAATATGAGCAAACAATTAATTGTATTGTTTATAGGAGATTAACTTCTCAAACTATTAAGTGGTCTGAAGCATGGAGAAGGTGGTATGATCTTGGTGTTAACCGAGATCAAATTTCTAGTGCGTTAGCAGAATGGGAGGTAATGAAAGCAGAACGTATTGATTTGCTTGTTGATGTTACCAACACTACACGAGTAAAAGAATATTCTGAAAGTTATAAGATATTAAATAGACCAAATACGTTACAATTTAAAGAATTTATTGCTAAATTGTGTAAAATTTTTAATGTTCGTCAAAAAAATTTCATCGACAAAAATAAAATGTTAGACCAGAAAGAACTTTCTTTTTATAAACATCCAGGATTTGAAGGAACCCCAGTCGATAAAAGTAAAATAGTAATCTATACATGCATAACAAATGGTTATGATGTGTTTCCAGAAGAAAATTATTATGATCCAGATATTAGATACGTTTGTTTTCACGATGGAACTATAGACACAACTAAAGGACCATGGGAATATATTGATATTAGAAATTATTGTGATATTAAATGTCCTCGTCGATTATCTTTTTATCCAAAGGCTAATCCACATTTATTTTTCCCAGAAGGAACACATACTGTATGGATAGATGGATGTTATATCCATACAAAACAATTTATAGAAAATACATTATATTGTTTTCCTTTTACAATGCTTCGACATGCATCTAGATTTTCTTATTATGATGAAATGCTAGAAGGATTTCTATGTGCTTTTTTCAGTTATGATGATGCGATTAAATTGACAAAAAATTTAAAGGAGAACAATTATGAATTCAGGAAATATTCTAGTCCACTTGGAACAATAGTTTGGAGAACTATAAATCAAGAAACAAAACGTTTTAATGAATTGTGGTATGAATATTCTTTAATAGGATCTAATAGAGATCAAGTTGCTTTTGATGTTGCTTTACAGTTTACAGGCATTCAACCTTTTGTATTTGAAGATAGGAATAATTCTGGAGTTTCTTTAGGATTTTTCAATAAAAAGGGAAGACGTGGAATGCATCCTCAGAATGGAAATAAAAAACAGCATTTAAAGAAAGATAAATTTTTAAATGATATGCAAAAAATTACTGGGTTAAGCGTAAAGATGTATACTAAATACCCAGACCATGCTTTTTATATGGGAGTTTATAAAATATTATGATCATTTATACGTCTATTACTAATGGATATTGTGAACTGCCTGAACTTGAAGATTTGGGGCATCAGTATATTTGTTTTCATGACGGTACTGTTGAACCAAAATCTCCTTGGGAATTAAGAGACATTAAATTTGAACATAAGGATCCTGTTGTTCTTTCAAGGCATCCTAAAATTTTATTTCATGAATATTTTAATGAACCTTGTGTATATGTTGATGCTTCTAGATTGCATCTAATTAATAATCAACAATTCTTTGATATCTCTGAGGTTATCTTAGAAGAAGATGATGTTTTTATACTAGAGCATCCAGAGCAGCACAATTATTTTGAAGAATGTTTAGAATATTATTTAAAATCTTGGGTAGATGAAAAAAGTATTGTAAAACTTACTAAGAGTTTATCCAAATTAAAATATGATTTCTTAAATCACGAAACAATATTTGCATGTGTTTTATGGAGAAATCCTAGCGAAAATACCATTAAATGGTCTAAGTTGTGGTGGGAATTTTATCTGCAATGTGGACCTAGAGACCAGTTATCTGGATCAGCATCATTAAGAATATCAAATATATCTTACGAAAAAGAACATCCAGTTTCAATCGTATCTCAGTTTTCTTTTTATCGAGATTGGTGGAATAGTCTTGCAGGAAAATCAGGTAATTATGAGATAAAGAAAAAGAAAACCTGGGACTGGAAAAAGTTTATTGATGATTTATCAGAGGCTTCAAAAGTAGATTGTAAAACTAAAATTGATTTAAATCGTTTGAAGTATTTGCAAGGTACTAAGACTGGTTATGTATTCAAGGAAATTTTAAACTCATTTAATTATAAAATCACTAGTGATATAGAACAGAGTAAAGAACAAAAAGAAGCATATCGAATTCATGTTGAAGAGCTTATTAAACCTAATGAGGTAAAATTTACTGTTTATAGTTGTATTACTAATAATTATGATACTATACCAGAAGAAAATTATTATGATCCTAATGTTAGATATGTAATGTTCCATGATGGAACTATAGATACAACGAAAGGACCTTGGGAATATATCGATATTAGAGATTATTGTGATTTAACATGTCCAAGAAGACTATCTGCTTTCCCCAAACTAAATCCTCACAAATTATTTGAACCAGGAGAACATACTGTTTGGATAGATGCATGTTATATTCAAACAAAAGAGTTTATTGAATTTTCAAAAACTGTTTTTCCAACTAAAGGAATAACAACATTAGAGCATTGTTATCGATTTACATATTATGATGAAATGCTTGAAGGATTTATGTGTGGATTTTTCTCATACGAAGCTGGTATAGAACTGACGAAAAAACTTGCAAAAACTAATTATAACTTTAAAGATTATATTAGTCCTTGTTGCACTATTCTTTGGAGAACTATTAAAACTTCAAAACAGTTCATCGATTTTTGTGACCTTTGGTGGGAATGGTCATTGGTCGGATCTAATAGAGATCAACATTCATTTGATGCGGCAAGACAGTTTACTGAAATACCTGTTTTTAGAGTAGAAAATAAACCACCTTCAACAATTGCTGGTGGAATTGATTTAAGATTTGATTTAAAAAATCAAAATAGAAAAGGAAAACATCCTAAGCGTGGTTCTACCGATCAGTGGAGACGTAGAGATGAATTCTTAAAAGAACTTCAGCAGTATACTAATCTAAATCCAAAAATTTATGCAAAGCATGAACACATCACAATGATGGATTGGAATAATGTATTTGAAACTGATACAGTTCGTAATGAATATATGTCTAAATCTTCAACCATGAGAAACCTTGCTCATCAACAATCTCTTTGGGGAGACTTTTTATCAATCAATGATGCAGTATGGTCTGATCACAAACCTTCTCATTTAAAACGTATCGATGCTGCTAGACTTGAGAAGATTAAGGAAATGCAACAGAAGTGAGTATTTATACGCATTGACTGTTAGGGAATTCTGATATATGATAAATAATGTGAAGAAATGGAAACATTTCTTAACATAATTAATCCCACAATTACTCGGAGTTTTAAATGACTGCATCCATCGCCCAACAGCGTGGAAGCAATATTTGGCAAGAGTTCTGTGAATGGGTAACCTCAACCGACAATCGTTTGTATGTCGGTTGGTTTGGAACACTGATGATTCCTACCCTTCTCGCAGCAACCATCTGCTTCATTGTTGCTTTCATTGCTGCACCTCCCGTCGACATCGACGGCATCCGTGAGCCTGTTGCCGGCTCCCTGATGTACGGCAACAACATCATCTCTGGTGCTGTTGTTCCATCGTCTAACGCTATTGGTCTTCACTTCTATCCCATCTGGGAAGCAGCAAGTCTTGATGAATGGCTTTATAACGGTGGTCCCTTTCAGTTGATTGTTTTCCACTTCTTGATCGGCATCTACGCTTATATGGGTCGTGAATGGGAACTGTCCTATCGTCTCGGAATGCGTCCTTGGATCTGTGTTGCTTACTCTGCACCTGTTGCTGCTGCTAGTGCAGTATTCCTTGTTTATCCTTTTGGTCAAGGTTCTTTCTCTGATGCTATGCCTCTGGGAATTAGTGGTACGTTTAACTACATGCTTGTCTTCCAGGCAGAACACAACATTCTAATGCATCCTTTCCACATGCTTGGAGTTGCTGGTGTGTTCGGTGGTTCTCTGTTCAGTGCAATGCACGGTTCTCTGGTTACTTCCTCACTGGTTCGTGAAACGACTGAGAACGAAAGTCAGAACTATGGTTACAAGTTCGGTCAAGAAGAAGAGACTTATAACATCGTTGCTGCTCACGGTTATTTTGGTCGCCTTATCTTCCAATATGCCTCGTTCAATAACTCCCGTTCGCTGCACTTCTTCCTTGCTGCTTGGCCTGTTGTTGGTATCTGGTTCACTGCTCTTGGTGTTAGCACCATGGCATTCAACCTGAATGGTTTCAACTTTAACCAGTCCATTCAAGATAGTCAGGGTCATGTAATTAATACATGGGCAGACATTCTTAATCGTGGTGGTCTTGGTATGGAAGTAATGCATGAACGTAACGCCCATAACTTTCCACTAGATCTTGCTGCTGCTGATGCAACTCCTGTTGCTCTAACTGCACCTGCTATTGGTTGACAAGAACATAAACAAATGTTATACTGGGGGTTCGATAAGAACCCTTTTTTTATGTACGATTATTGGGTAGTTACAGACACTAGAACTGGTCGAGTTATTGCACACTGTGGTGAAGAACTTGATGCTATGATGTTAGTTGGATTTGATAAAGATAAAAGGTCTTATCGAAAACAAAAGTTTATTTTAGATCAAGTTATTACAGTAACATCATCAGTAGATAAACAACTTCCTGGGCAAATTGGTTTACCACCTGGAACTTATAAAATTGAAGACAGAAAAATATATAGTATTGAGGAAGGAACCTCAATACCAGTAACCATAAATTAAAATGAAAGCAGTAATATATTCAAAACCAGATTGTCCATACTGTGAGAAAATAAAAGTAATTTTATTCCATTTTGCCATTGAATATAAAGAATACATATATGGTAGAGATTTTGATCGCACACAATTCTATGCTGAATTTGGTGAGGGATCAACATTTCCGCAGGTTTTATTAGATAATAAGCACATTGGCGGATGCACAGACACAATCAAATATCTAAAGGAACAAAATCTAGTTTAGATATATCAATAAATAAAGGTGTAGAACTTCTACTTAGGAGTAAGAAACCAGAAGTAAAAATCTTAAGATTTGGAAAGTGGTTTCTTCCTTTTACAAACAAGGAATTTACCATTTGCTTAGAAATAAGAGAACGGTAATCCCAGGAGAATAAAAATGTTAGCAGCTGTCATTTGTTTAGCAACACTATGTTGCCTGTTGACATTGGGTTTAGGAGTTGTTGTTGGGTATTTGGTTAGACAATACTTACAAGATGTCACACCACAGTATTCACATCCTGAAATGTTTGATTCTAATGGCAACCCACTTCCAGACGAAATTATTGCCTTCAGATTTGAAGGTAACGCAGAACACTTAGATGAATTTGACGATTAACTATGACAAAACTACCAAATAACCCCTTGGTTTCTGAAGTTTTCAAAGCTGCGCACGGCGGAAAAACTGTAGAACGTAAGGTTGAAATTTTACAAGAACACAGAAGTGACCATATCAAAGCACTTCTCATCTGGAATTTCGATAAAGGACTTGAAAGTGCTCTTCCGCCAGGTGAAGTTCCTTATAAAAAGAATGAAGCACCTGCAGGAACTGCAGGACATACTAGACTTGTTCACGAATGGAGAATGCTTTATAACTTTGTCAAAGGCGGCAACGATAAGATTTCACAAATGAAGCGTGAACAAATGTTTGTTCAACTTCTTGAGGCACTTCATGCTGATGAAGCAGAAATTGTTACTTTGGTAAAAGATAAAGAATTACAATCAAAGTATCGCATCACTAGAAGTGTTGTTGAACAAGCATATCCCGAAATTGTTTGGCGAGATAAGTGATTGGAATTTTCATTGATATAACAGATCATTGTAATTCTAAATGTCCTCTTTGTACTAGACACAAAGTTTCTAAGTTTACAAATGTCGTAGATTTAGTTCCCACGACATTTGTAAACAGATCTTCTGTGTCTATGGAAACTTGGAAAACTTGGTTTACTCCAGAAGTTCTTAAAAAAATTTCTTTTATTAATTTTCAAGGATCATTTGGTGAACCAAGTCTTTGTGAAGACTTACTAGATATAATTAAGTACTCAAGATCTATTAATAAAAATATAGATATTTTGATGAGTACTAATGGTGGAACAAGAGATAAAAATTTTTGGAAGTCTCTTGGAAGACTTTTATTTTTTTCAACACCCAACTCTAGGGTAATTTTTTCTATTGATGGATTAGAAGATACCCTAGCAGAATATAGAGTTGGTGTTGATTATAATAAAGTTATAGATAATGCAAAGTCTTTTATTTCTGGAGGTGGAAACGCAGAGTGGAGAATGTTAGTTTTTAAACATAATGAACATCAAATTGAGCAGTGTAGAAAACTTTCCAAAGAACTTGGATTTAAAAAATTTTCTCATCAGACTGTAAATGGATTTTGGGATACGTCTGGTGCTGGCAGTGGATCTTATAGTTACATGCATAAAGGTGAATTAAAAACTTTACATGAAGCTTCCGATCCTAAATACACCACCAATCCAGGAAGAACGGGAGAAAACTCGGATATTCATTGTGAGTTTAAACACAAAATAAATTCTGTAGGAAATCTTAGAGTAGATAGCATGGGAATAGTTCATGCTTGTTGCTATCATCAAGCTAGATTAAGATATTTTTATCCTGATTACTATATTAATAAAAATCCAGATGCAAAACCTGTTTATGATGAGAGTATTGATAATCCAAATATGGGTTCTGGAGTTAAATATTTACAGAAAATTTTCTATGATAGTATCATACCTCTTATAGAAGAACAGGGAGGATTAAAGAGTATTAACTTAAATTATTTTTCTTTAGATGAAATTATTAATACCCCATTTTTTCAGCATAGTTTAATTTCATCTTGGAAAAATCCTACACATATGTGTAGGGAAAATTGTGGTGTTTCTCGCATAAAATAAGTAACAAATTATACAAAATTACTTGACTAGATAGTGTATAGACGCTATAATGTGTCTACGTTCATCTCTTTCGGGAGACGCAAGTAAGTCGCGGAACGGAGCGTTCATCTATGGAAGCAGTTCTAATTACTTGTTTGCAATTTGGACAACTAGTTAGTAGGGTGAACAATTCTTATTATCCTACTATAGTGAAACAACAAATTATTGCAGAACTTGTAAGGGTTTCCCCTAAGAAGTGCGGCATAGACGCAAACGGCTGAAGGAACGGGCCTAAAAATCCATTCATTCAGGAGAAACAAAATGACTACTGCAACTTATCGTGGATGTCAGTATAATACTGATGTTCCAAAAGAAGAATACCGTCAATGGTATTCGGAAACCCATTCTCCAGCACATGCAACAAACACATATCGTGGAGTTGCCTATCGCCCATGTAAAAATTCGGAGGTAGCAAAATGAACTGGTTGAATGTTATTCGTAGACAAATTCAAAAACAAAAGAAACTCCAAGAAGCCCAATATCATATGGCAACTCTTGGATGATTGATCGGGGGAATTGACTTCCCCCTTTTTTATTGGTATAATTAGTACAGGAGGTAACATCAAATGCGTTACAAGGAAACAATTCGTCTGGTCAAGAAAGCACTAGAACAACCTTGGAAATACTCTGATGCTGAACTTTTGTATATGAGGAAAGCTTTAGATGATGCCATCTTAGGATTAGCAACAAAGAAATTTAACAAGAAAAAGAAAAAAGGATTTGGTTACAATGACAGTGAAATTGATTAGTGTGACGCCAGATGCAGAACAAACAATGGCATATGTTGCTAGGGTTTCTAATCCAGCAAATCAAGATAATGAAAACTATGCAGGCTTGTTACGTTATTGTATTAAGCACAATCATTGGTCTGTATTTGAGCAGGCATTTATGACACTTGAGATTGAAACCAATCGTGGTATTGCAGCACAAATTCTGCGTCACCGTTCGTTTACGTATCAAGAGTTTTCTCAACGTTATGCAGACACTAATCTTTTAGCGACTGAAATTCCAATTCCAGAACTTCGCCGTCAAGATACCAAGAACCGTCAGAATTCTATTGACGATTTGGAGGAAGACAAAGTTTTTGTGATGAATAAAATGATCCAAGATCTATTCAAAGATGCACAAGACGTTTATAATTTCCTTCTAAGTCAAGGTGTTGCTAAAGAATGTGCTCGCTTTGTTCTTCCTCTTGCAACTCCTACACGCATTTATATGTCTGGTAGTGTTCGTTCTTGGATACACTATATCAATCTTCGTTCTGCAAATGGAACTCAGAAAGAGCATATGGATATTGCAAACGAATGTAAGAAAGTATTTGTAGAACAGTTTCCTGTGGTATCTGAAGCACTTGAATGGGCATGAAAGTTCTTGGAATAAATCTTGCAAAGAATGGATCAATTGCAATCATTAATAATGGTGAATTAGAATTCTATCTTGAAGAAGAAAGAGTTACTAGAAAAAAGCGTGATGTTGGTGCTTATGCTTTGTGTGAAAAGTATGTAGACGATACAATTGATGTTGCAGTTTATTCTGATTGCTTTACAAAATACAACATAAATTATAATCTTGAAAAACGATCCTATAAAAAAAAGTTAGATCAACTTTTATACTCTAAAGGAGTAAAAAAGATTTTAGATTTTTCTACTAGACATCATGAATGTCATGCAGCATCTGCTTTTTATGGATCTGGATTTGATGATGCTGTTTGTGTTGTGATGGATGGCAAAGGATCTGTTCTTAAAAAGAATAGTATATCTTTTTGCGAAATAGAAAGTATTTACAATGTTGTAGATGGAGAATTTATTCCTCTATTTAAACATTATTCTTGTTTTTATAATCGGTCTTTGTGTGAAAAGGTTGAAGAACCTTTTTGGGATGGCATTAATTTATTCAGTAATAGAGTAAGTCTTGGGCAAGCATTTAGATGTGTTTCTGCATACTGTGGATTTGATGAACTTGAAGCAGGAAAAACAATGGGGTTATCTGCGTATGGTTCTGGCGTAGTTAATCTTTTTAATGAAGAGTGTGGTCATAGTTTTTGTAGTAAAGATATTCATCCTAGAGATGATAATGGATGGACAAAATATTATGGCAAAGAAACTGCAAAAGAAGATCTAGCATATAATCTTCAAAAGTCTGCAGAAAATCATACACTATACATGATTAAAAAGGCAGTAGAACTTTCTGGTAAGAAAAATGTAGTTGTATCTGGTGGTTTCTTTTTGAATTGTGTTTCTAATTATAATGTGCTAAAATCATTGGATATAAATTTATACGCTGATCCATTGTCTTATGATGGTGGACATGCATTTGGATCTGCAATGTTAGTTTCGGATGAAAAAACATCTATGAAAACATTATACTTAGGACCAAGTTACGATCTTTCTCATATTGAAGGTTTAGATACCACATATGATCAGGTTGCTAGTCTTATTAGCAACAAAAATATTGTCGCTATCTTTCAAGGAAGATCTGAAGCTGGTCCTAGAGCATTAGGAAATAGATCTATTTTATATGACCCTAGAGATCCAAATGGAAAGGATCATGTTAATACGATTAAAAGGCGTGAAGCGTTCAGACCTTTTGCAGGGACGATTTTAAAAGAATACGCTAATCAATGGTTTGATATGGCAGGACTAGAAGAAAGTCCATTTATGATGTATGCTGTAGATGCATATATTGAAACTGCACCATTTATTCCTGCAATATTGCACGTAGATAAGACCTGCAGAATTCAAACAGTCACAAAGGAACAGAATGAGCATTATTATAATTTAATCAGTGCTTTTTATGAAAAAACTAATGTTCCTATTCTGTTTAATACATCATTCAATCTTGCTGGAGAACCATTAGTAGAAACTCCAGAAGATGCTTTAAGAACATTTCACAATAGTGATATTAAGTATCTTTATTTTCCTGAAGTACAAAAGTTAATCGTAAAATGAATATTTTAGGAATAAATCTTTCTAATAATGGATCTATTTGTCTATTGAAAGATGGGCAAATAGATTTTTATTTGGAAGCAGAACGTATAACAAGAAAAAAATATGATTATGCTGTTAAGGATCTAGTAAATTATGTCGCTGATGTGGATGTTATCGCAACAGTTGATGCTCATTGGGTTCTTCCTGAGAAGAATATGATTACCGCTAGGGATATCGCAAGATTTAAACGGTCATTCCCTAGCGCCAAACATATTGATTACAGAAAGTCACACCATCTTACTCATGCTGCATGTGGGTTTTATAATTCTGGATTTGATGAAGCTGTCTGTATTGTTGTAGACAGTAATGGATCTAATGTTGCTGATAAATTGGAAATTGAATCTATTTTTCATGCCAAGACCAGCAATAGATTTCATTGGAAAATAGTTCACAAAAAATATTGGGAAAATTCTGAGCATGGCATTGGTAAAATGTTTGAAGATGTATCAAAGTTTTGTGGATTTGGACCAGATGAAGCTGGAAAAGTTATGGGATTATCTGCATATGGATTTAATAAAGTCGATCTAAATGATCTTGTACAGAAGTCTAAAGAAGATGCTGCATACACAATTCAAACGCTTTGGGAAGACCGTGCATTAGAACTTGTACAGATTGCACTAAAGAAAACTAAATGTAAGAATATTGTTTTGTCTGGAGGATGTTTTTTGAACTGTGTCGTTAACTATAATCTTCGCAAAAAATTGCCAGAAGATGTTAAAATGTATGTTGAACCAATTGCACATGACGGTGGAACTTCTATAGGAGCTGCGTACCTTGCCTATCACAATCCCAAAATTAAAAATTCTTGATGTTAGCGCAACGATTGGTTGCAATTTAAGTTGTAAAGGATGTAATCACTTTAGCAATTACTTTGCTCCTGGAAGCAAATTAGATACGGATAAACTTATCGAAGATATCCATGTAATTTTACCTAGGATAGATGTAGAACGTGTCTCAGTTATTGGTGGGGAACCTTTACTCAATCCACGTTGTAGAGACATCTTACACGCTTGTCTAGAGCACAAAGAGACAGTGTATCTTTACACTAATGGTATTCTTCTTAATGAAGAAAATAGAAAATGGATTGAAGAAGATTTAGAAAAATATCCTGGAATGTCTCTACGGGTTAGTGTTCATACTCCAGAAGTTATTGATAATATCAATAAGGTAAAAAGTTCTAAGGTTCTTGTTACAGAACATCATGATGGAAAAGATCGTTGGTTTAATTCTATTAAACAGAGCAATGGAAAAGTTTATCCATATGGGCACAATAATATCAAACAAAGTTTTGAGATGTGTTCTTGCTCCAATACACAATTATACAACGGCAAACTTTGGAAATGCCCTAATGCAGCATTCTTAAAGGAACTTCTTTATGTCACTGAACAACTAGAGGATGACTGTTGGAAACCTTTTCTTGGAGATGGACTACCAGTTGACTGTAGTGATGAAGATCTGGTAAAATTCTGTGATAACTCTAGTAAACCAGAACAAATATGTAACATGTGTACTGCTAGACCGTTAAAGTTTAGTGCAGCATTACAAATTAACAACCATAAAAAAATTATTACAACCCAATAAATATTTACGAATTGAAATAACTATGCCCATTTATCCTGTTAAACATTTAGAAACTGGGGAAACACAGGAACTTGTTATGTCTGTCGCTGATTATGATCAGTGGAGAAAAGATAATCCCGAATGGGATAAAGATTGGTCTGCTGGTGTCGCTTCTGCCGTGAGTGCCGTAGGTGACGTTTATAGTAGAACTGATGGGGGATGGAATGAAATCCTTCACAAAGTCAGCAAGATGCCTGGTTCAAAAGTAAAGCCTCAGAAAACAACGCACTTCTAATATGTCCTCAAGGAAAAAAAGAACTTCTTCCCAAGTCGGAGCTGGATTA